GAGGAAAAAACCAATGAAATCTATTAAATCAATCAAAGAAACAAAAGACGTAGCTCTCGGGACCATTAAGAGAGTTGATGACAAAACTGCAATTAATATGGTTGGAAATATGTGGGCTTACATATCTAAAGCAGAATGGAAAGCGGCTACGAGAAAATCCAAACCAACCGAGGTAAAAGGAGAAGAAAATTCTCAACAACCTCAAGAACAAACTGACAAAAAACCTTATAAAAAGGGCCAAAAGTCCGACAAACATAAAAACAAACAATAATGGGAAACGTATCTGAACAGTTGATTAGAATGCTTCGTTGTGAAGCTTTTGCACAAAGAGCCAAAGCTCTTCTTACATTTAAATTATTATCTGAGAATGCTGTAGGGATTGGAGACCACTCAACAGGTGATTTTTATAAAAACGCAGAAGAAGCATTACAAATGCTCGTCGATGCTGATGATAAATTGGAGGCTTTGCAAAAATACTTTCCAAATGAAAAAGATAATTAAGAAATTGGAGTGGATATTCGATTATTATTTCGTTTGGATGTTATATAACGGAAATAAAACACACAAGTACATAGAGTACATGGAGAAAAAGTGGGGAAATAAAAATGATTGACAATACAGAATGGGTCAATGGACCCTCTCACTACGGAGGAAAAGAAAACCCATACGAAGTAATTAAAGTTTGTGAAGCTTGGGAGCTCGATAAAGACGCTTATTTATTCAACGTGGTCAAATATGTTGCTCGAGCAGGAAAGAAAGACGTCTCTAAAGAAATTGAAGACCTTAAGAAAGCGGCTTTTTATTTAGATAGAAAAATTAAAAATTTAGAAAAATGATTATTTGGTTAACAGGTCAACCCGGTGCGGGTAAAACAACAATTTGTAAAAAAATTTTACTTAGAGACGCTAGTATTTTCCACATCGATGGAGATGACCTCAGAGATTTATTTGAGAACAAAGACTACTCCGAACAAGGTAGAAGAAAAAACATTGAGTTAGCCCAACAAATTGCTCAGTATCTCACTAACAAGGGTGAAGATGTATTAGTATCTTTGGTTTCCCCCTACAAAGACCAAAGAAATAAATTCAAAGAAAAGATGGGGGATAAATTGGTAGAGGTTTATGTTCATACTTCTGAAAAAAGAGGGAGAGAAGATTTCTTCGTAAAAGAATATGGACAACCCACCGAAAATTACCTTGACATTGATACAACAAATGAAAGTGTTGAGGAGTCAGCTCAAAAAGTATTAGAATATGCGAAGAATAAACCAAACACAACCAAATAAAAATGTTCTTTTTGGTTAATCCTCATATTTATTAATATGAAAGCAATTGATTTAAAAGGACAAAAATTTGGTAAACTGTTGGTTAAAGAGTTTGCGGGACATAAAAACAACTTAAGACAATGGTTATGTGTCTGTGAGTGTGGAAATGAAAAAATTGTTAGAGGGGGACATTTAACTAAAGGGTTTACAAAAACCTGCGGTTGTGAAGCTCACCCAACACAATTTAACCATAAATCTTGGAAAGGTTATGGAGAGATTCCCTTAGATTTTTTTACTACCATTAAGAAAAACGCAGAACGTAGAAACATTGAATTTTATATTACAATTGAATATCTTTGGGAAATCTTCGTAAAACAAAATAAAAAATGTGCATTATCTGGTAGAGACTTAAAATTTGGGAGAATTGTAAAAGATAGAAAGGGTAAAAATGTTTCTGTTGATAGAATTGATTCTTCTAAAGGTTATGTAAACGGAAATATCCAATGGATAGATAAACAAATAAACATTATGAAGAATAATTTGGATGAAAATGAATTCTTACAGCTTTGTAATGATATTGTAAACTATAAAAAAATATGAAAAAAATTCACGTTGAGGGAGACCCAAAATTAAAAAACACAGGAGGAAAACAGTATTCAATGGTAGTCGGACGATTTCAACCTTTTCACGATGGACACAAATGGTTGGTTAATCAATGTTTAGAGGATGGTAAAAATGTTCTGATTTGTATTAGAGACATCCAACCAGATGAAAAAAATCCATTTTCACCTGAAGACGTTCAAAGAAATATCATGAACGAACTTTGGAAACTTATAGGAGAAGAAAAAGTTAAGGTCATGATTATACCCGATATTGAGTCAGTGAATTTCGGAAGAGGTGTTGGATATGATATCATTGAGCATGTACCACCTCAAGAAGTTCATGATATTTCTGCAACAAAAATCCGTGAACAAATGAGACAGGAGGGAAAGTTATGATAGATGTCAAAGTTAGATGGAATACACAATGTAAAGACGGTCACAACTTTTGGAGAATTCTAATTGATAGTGAAGAGAGAATTTGTTCTAATATAATTTTTGAAGTTCCCGTTCATACGACCCGAGACATTGTTTGGGATTCTTTAAGGAATATGGAAGTCGAAAAACACCATGTTAGTTGTCAGGCCAATGATGTTATTTGGAAAGGGGATGTTGTGATTGTAAAATAGAAAATATTTTCAATTTACTGGACTTAGTGGAAAAAAATCATTAAAATTGAATTATTAAACTGTTATAATGGAAAATTTTTTAGGTAATATAATAAATGGTGACTGTATAGTAGAGATGGCTAAAATGCCTGAAAACTCAATCGATTTAATTGTCACTTCCCCACCATACGGAGTCGGGATTGAATATGACTCATTCGATGATGATATGAACATAGAAGACTACAAAGAGTTTTCGAAGAAATGGCTCACTGAGGCTTATAGACTTCTGAAGGCGGATGGTAGAATTGCTCTCAATGTTCCTTATGAAATCAACCGACAGGATAAAGGAGGAAGAGTTTTTATTGCCTCTGAACTTTGGCAGATTATGCAAAGAATTGGTTACAAATTTTATGGTATTGTGGATTTGGATGAAGATTCTCCACACAGAAGTAAGACCACGGCTTGGGGTTCATGGATGTCTCCTTCTGCACCTTACATCTACAATCCGAAAGAGTGTGTTATCTTGGCTTACAAATCTAAACATATTAAGATTGTTAAAGGTGAACCCGAGTGGGTTGGCGTGATTGATGAGATTGAACAAGAGGATGGAACAAAAAAGAAAAAAACTCTTTATACTGAAGAACAGAAGAAAGAATTTATGGATTTGGTTTATGGACAGTGGACGTATTTTGCAGACACAAAACAAATGACCAAAGCAACCTTTTCTTTGGATATCCCAATGAAAGCTATGAAGATACTCACATATAAAAATGACGTCGTCTTGGACCCTTTCTGTGGGTCTGGTACAACTCCAGTTGCTGCAGTGATATCAGGAAGAAATTGGGTGGGTATTGAACTCAGTCCGAACTATTGTGAAATAGCCCGTCAAAGAGTTAAACAATTCGTGGATAAAAAGAAACAAACTAAATTAGATTTCGAAGAAGGGGTTTAAAAACCCCTTTTTTTATTTTTTGGATATTTATAGGAAATTATTCCTATGAAAGAAGAACTCATAAAAAAACTCGTTCAAATTCAACTTCAATTTAAATTTTTACATTGGCAAACTTTTGGAGATGCTAAACATAGACTTTATGGAGAAATCTATGATAAGTTGGGAGACTTTATTGATGAGTTCACTGAAACAATGATGGGAAAATACGGAAGACCAGAGTTTGACTCTGAATTTGGAATTATGTTTCAAGATATTTCGGCATTGAGTATGCAGAATTTTATAGATGGAATTACTGAATTTTTTGTTGGGATGTCAGACCAACTCGACTCAAGATATGATACAGACTTACTCAACATTAGAGATGAGATGTTGGGTCTCATAAATAAATCTAAGTACTTATTAACACTCAAATACTAATGGCACAGAAAATTGTAAGACTAAGCGAAGGTGACTTAATTAATCTTGTAAAAAGGGTTATCACCGAACAAAAAAAATTCGAACTATTCATGAATCCTGGTCAAACAGCTGAAGCAGAATTGATTGGAGACATATTGACTATTTTTTCTCAGATGGGGAAAGACCAAATCTTTAAAGTAAAAACATCTTTACCGAAAGGAAAATTTATGTTTGAATATTCGAAAGATGGAAAATATTACGGATACGATAAGAGAGGAAAAAAACATGAAATCCTTTTGATAGAAAAAAGAAAATGAAAAAACTATTAAAAGAGTCTGGTTTAAGAGATATTTCGGCTTTGAGGAAAAGATACCCTAAAGCCGAAATTTATTTTCACCTTGACCTTGATGGTGTGACCACCGCAATTGCAATGAAAAAATACCTTGAGGACAATGGAATCAAGGTGGTTGGAGCACACACCATTCAATATGGGGACAAAGAATTTGCTGTTAAAAAGTTGGATGCTGAAGGTGATACAATGCCGGTACTTGTAGATTTCGCTCATGGTAAACCCATGTTCGTTATTCATACTGACCACCACGACAGACAGGTAGGAGCTGAACCCGAGGCCTCTAAATCATTCAGACAAGCCCGTTCCAACGTAGAGACAATATCTCAAATAGTTTCTCCTAAAGAAATATTTCCAACCGCAGATATCCTCCTAATAAGCACCGTTGACTCGGCTAACTTTTTGAAACATGAAATTACACCCGAGGACGTTGTGAATTATATTTTCAGATTGGATAAAGATAAGACCCTTCAGAAAAATAAAATGTTACTTGGGTTGGTTATCAACAAACTGATTTTAGCTTTCAAAAACCGAAAAGGTTTTATGGAGAGTTTGGTTATGGATTCAGAACCTTCCCTTATGTCCATTTTCAATAACATTAAGAAATGGATGAAAATGACAAGTGCTGAGGACTTTGCTACCCTTCAACAAAGGTCCGATGATTACTTGGAACAAATGAAAAAATATCCGAAGGTAAGAGTTGAAGACGGAATAATTTTTCAATACGGTGCAGGAAATATGAAGTCTGGTTCATATGATAGATACACTCCTTTTAGAGTGAATCCAAATGCAGACTTTCTTATTCTAATGTGGCCGATGGGACTTTTACAAGTCTCTTGTAACCCTTTTAAAAAAGACAGAAAGTTGAAAGGAGTTAATTTGGGAGAGATGGCTCAGGACGTTCTTAAACCTTTTGAAAGCCAACTCAAATCAAGAACAATCCCTCTTTCGACAATCAAATGGTTGAGTGAAATAAGTACAAAACCCGGTGATGTTGGATTTACATTCAAAGATTTCAATGCCCTTTTCGGTGGTAAAATTGCTTTCATTGATGGAGGTAACGAAATTTTAGATAGAATCAAACCGATGATGGACAAACCTTTTTCCGAACTCAAGGAAGAAGAAAAACAACTTTTGGATAAAATTGGAATTAACATGTGGGATTTTATTCAATCAAATTCAGGGGGACACAAATGTATTACGAATATTTCAGGTCTAAATTTTCTTGGAAGAAAGACAAGACCATCAGAGGACCCATACAGATATGACCCAGATAAGCCAGATGTTCCATATATCAAATTCATGAGACAACTTGGAACAAAATTTTTCAATATATTGAAAGATAAAATTCAAGAGGAACAACAAAA